GGGGTCATTTCAAATATTTTGGTTATTTTGAATTTTGCAGCAGTAATTTATCTAATAAAAACAATAACTTATATAAATAGTAATTAGGCAATCATAACCTAATTACTATTTTCATCTTTATCAACGTGATCTATAACCACGTGATTTACCATACGTTCGTTGACCTCTCTAAGGCTCTGTATGAAAGGGTTATTGTCTTTAACGTCTAGTTCTATTTTCTGAGGTAAGTAACGACTAACAGCTGTTAAAACACGGCTTGGTGATTGTTCAAATTCATCAGCAAGGCATTCAGCCAAACTTTTTCCTCTTTTGTTCAAAATTTCGAGACTTTCAGCAAGTTCATTTGTAATAATTGAGATTGCTCTGATTGTAGCTGATGATGATCCCTTTGGCCTTCCTCTAGATCTTTTAGGAATGTTTTTTAATTTATTATCCATTTGAAATAAATTATAAATTCTAAAAATAATAGAAGAAATAAAAATTTAACTTTATATTTATATATTTTTAGTTTAATAATAATAATGATTGTATATTTTCAGTATACTTTCACTTTATTAATAACAATAGAAAGAGATTAAAATGATTAATAAAAATAATAAAAGCCACTACCCAAACGAGCAATCATTATTAGGAGATTTTGAAAGTGAACAATGTAATTCATGTTTAAATTTTCGAACTAATGTAACATTTGGAATTTGTGACGAATGCTTTGAACAAGAAATGTCTGAAAATGGATCTTGTGTATTTACTCTAGATTCTACAGATTTTAAATTTAAGAAAGGTTGGTAATATGGATAATATTGAATTACATGGAGACTTAATAAATGATATATCTGATTTGTTTGGTCAATTTGAAAGTAGTAAAATCGATTATCTAACATTCGTAAAAACTTTAGAAAATATCGTAAATTATGAAAATGGTAAAATACGTATAATTAATTCTATTAGTGATAAATTATCAAAGAAAGATCAAAAAAAATTTAGGAGGGATTTAGATGAAAAAAAATAAAGACGAGATTTTCCAAAAATTAGGAGAGCATTTATATTATCTCACTCAAGAGGCAGACGGAGAAGTATATAATAGATGGAGTAAAATTGGTTTAACAAATCAATTTGCAGATCATATTGTAACTTTATTCATTAAGTTAGAAGATGGAGATTTAAATGATAATAGATAATTTTATATTTAATATGTTATGTGGAGAATATTTAATTGACCCACAAATTGCTTTAGAAAATGGAGATGTTTTAAAAGCAATTAGAGAGAATAATTACGATAAGGTAATTGAACTTCTAGAAAATGAATTTTAATCAAAGGAGATACAAAATGAATATGTTAAGATTTTTAAATAATACAACCCTAAGAGAGTTAGCTAAAGAGACTTTAAACCATAAAGACTTTAGAGAACCTTATACAAAAGAAATCACAAGAGAAAAAGGTTTTTGGCTTGTGAAAGATCATGGAGTTTATTTAATGCAAGGATTCATTGAGAATAAAAGCAATCCAAAAAATATCGTTTCTTATGCCCATGGTTATAACCCAAATCAAAATACTTCAGACGAATTATGGAATAAATGCCATGATTTTTCTAGTGATGATTTTGGGGAATGGATTCCTATGACTGATGAAGGATTGTTTTCAATTTATCAAGAAAAAGCAAATCTTGAAATTAAATTAACTGAAACAACTATTGAAATAATAATTTCAAAGAGATCTGAAAGGTTAAAATCTGCCATTGTCTTTCCGGAGTTAGATAATGCTAGTTAAATTAATGGTTTCATTTTGCCTAATAATGATAGTTGCTTTTTTAGGATCATTTGCATTGCTTTTAAATGATGTAATATGGCTTAAAGATTTTTTATACAAATAATTTTTCTAAGAATGGGCATTTTTTTAAATGCTCATTATTAGATAAATTAATTCTGATTTATCTAGAACCAACTTTTTAAAATAGGAGATAAAAGTTATGTATTTTAATTTTAATAATATTAAGTTAATCCATGAATGCACCCCCATCTCAAAATGGGATAATAAAAAAGAAAAGCATATTAGCATTCCAAAAAACAAACGTATTAAGAATTGTAAAACTATCAAGAGTAATGAAAGCAATCTAGATATGCACGAATTTCTTGCTTTTTTATGTTCATTGGATAGGGATTTATTATATTTTCCAAACAATAGATTAGACAAAGCAAAAAATATTTTAACATTAGAAATAACAGTTGATTATTAGAAAGGGTAAAAAATGAGAGTTGAAAATTTTAAAAGTGATAAAGGGAATTACGTCCCAAATCAATTTATTATAAATGATGATGAAAATAATCTTGAATACTTCCAATCTTATAAAACCATGATTGCAAAAATTGATTGGTTTAAAAATAAAATTTATTTAGATGAAAATTTTTGGGATTATTCTGTCACGACTTCACGTTATAGAAATAAATTTTTAGGTTTAAACACTAAAGAAATTAAATCTAAAATCAAAAATAATGAAATCCAATTAATAAACCTTAATTAATATCATGGAATATTTAATCGGATTTTGTTTAAGTCTCTTTTTAATATTATTGATTGATGGAATGACTTAACCATTCAATCAAATTTAAAAGGCTTTAAGAGGGTTTAAGATGTGCAATACATCTTGAACCCTTTTTTTATTTAAAACCCCTCCAAACGTCTTAAAAAGACGATAACCCCCTAAATGATCAAAAAATATAATAATTAAACTGATTTTAAGAGCCTTACAGCACTATTAAAAAGTTTTTTGATACTATGACACCCCCCTAAATAGCCTTTTTTCTTATGCTCTTAATTTTCGAACTTATGCCACTTCATAAAAATTAACCAATTTTGGGCCCTCTTTTTAAAAAATTCAATTATCTATATTTTATAATATTTCTAATTGTGCTGATTTCAATTCCATCAATTTTGATCTTGTAAATATATTTAGAAATAAAAGTTATAAATTGAATGATCTGCACATCTGACATTTTGTTAAAATTCGTAATTATAAAATCCTCTTTTTTTTGTGATTCATAGAGCTCAATATTTTCATTTACATTCCCCATATAGGACTTACCAAGATTTTCATTTACATTCCCCATATAGGACTTACCAAGATTTTCATTTGCAGCAGAATTTGTATCGTTAAGATTTGAAATTAATTGAGATAAATGCCGGGATTTTTTTTCGGCTTGTTGCTCCCCGGAGTCGTGATCTCGCTGCTCCTGGTGGGAAACCATTTGAGCCGTAACGTCCATATAGGACTTACCAAGATTTTTATTTGTATCGTCCATATAGGACTTAGTATTAATATTTATATTACCATTATTGGATTTGCATATTCTATATAAAGTCTTAATGATAAAAACTTCTGTATCTGTAAATTCAGCATAACTTCTTTTTCTTGACATCAATAAACCTTAAAATATTCAGATAATAGATTTAAGGCAATCCTTAGTTCTTTTAAACTCTTTCTTTTGTTGTCATATTTTTTATCGAAATCATTAGCAGAAAATCCATAAATCACGATGTGCTGCAATACATTAAATAGTTTGGTAGGTAATATTTTGGTAATCTGTATATAATCACAAAACCCCGCCATGTTTTTATCATCAACATTAGACATCATAATATTAGCATCTGGGTTATACGATGATGTGATCCTAGTCTCTGACTTTCTATATAGTGCATATACATACAAAGCCGTATTATATTGACGTATATTAATATTGCCACGTTGGTAATACCTATCAATACTTGTCTGAGTTAAAATACGTCTTCTTTTCTGACTACCTGCAAGAATGTTGACACTCTCCTCTCGGTACTCATCGTCTTTAATCCGTATATCCTCCCCTAAATCAGATTTTACTATAGGTTTTTTCATGTATCAGATGGTCTCCCATTTAAAATATCTGCAAAATTAATATCTGCCATTGTCTTCCCGGAGTTAGATTGCCCTTCATCGACAACCTCCATATGGTACTTAATACTACCCAACAGAGCTGCATAATTAATAATATCAATAATTGTGTCTTCTTTATAATCCCCTTCATCTAACCTACTTAATTTTAATTCAATCATAAGCCTAGCTACATCACATGGATTCACACTCTTTCCCAAAGCCAAAGACATTCTCTTTGATGTATTCCTAAATAAATCTAAGAAGTGGCCATACTCTTGACCTCTTTTAGCTAAAATCTCGTCAGCTTGTTTTAAAAACGTATGTGGTGCTTTACTATGTTCGTATTTTTTAAAATGGTATCTCGTCATTGAAATAATCCTCCTTTACTTCTTTATTTTTGATATCCTTAATAATCGGATCATGCCCACTCTTATTAAGTTCTTTTTTTAATTGATGTGCTGACTTATAATCTGACATCATCAAATAAATTTCGTCTAAACTATATATGGCTTCAATCCCCTTATACAATTCTTTAGCCATTCTTAAATCGTCCACTCTTTCAATAATACCAAATATCTTTTTTCCGTCTTGCTCATAAATCAATATATTGGGTTTATCGACAATATTATTTTCTTGCACATATTTCTTCATGGCTTTCAAACCTCTCATACATATCTCTGCACGTTTGACAACCTCGTCTCTTTCTCGCTGCCCATGACTTGCCATTTCAATCGTAACTCGAAATTTGTATAAGGCTTTTTTAAACCTATCTGACATTTCACCATCTACCAGATCTTCTATTGCATATTCTCCATATAGCATATCCAAATCATGTTGCATTTTTACATAATCTTCTATGCAATTATAAAAAGGCTCGTTCACATATGCTTTATACCCTACGAACTCTCTAGCAATAAAAAATTCTCTATCTGTTAATCGTCTCATTTTTACCTCTATTTCATTACATACATATGTACGAAATATTTATATGTGTATGTATGTAATGGTAGTATATATATATATACTTCCATACATATATTCACACATATCCCGCAACCTATGCTCACAGTCGTTTTTAGCCATTTTTTGCACTTTTCCAATGCGTATCGAATTTTTGGCAGTTTTCTGCCATTTTTACAAAATGCGTATGGGAGAAATTTAGCCCATATTTCTCGCATACATACTTTTACACTCATGGTTTTACACTCCCAACTGTGATTATTTTGACCATATTTTTGGGTCTATAACTCTTAGGTTCGACAACTTGTTGGCTCACTTCTTCTTCTACCAATACATCATTTTCCAACCATGTTTTGATGATTTTCTTTACCCTTGATTTTGTAATTGGTGCATCAAAACTGAAGTCTAAGAAGTCGGCTATATACTCATGGATCGACATTTTATATTCGTTTCTTTTAGTCGATATATGAGACATTAAATATAATTGTTCGGTCTTGATACTATCCCAAAGCAATCTTAATTTGGTTATTGTAATCCCATCAAAAGCATTCGGTGGTGTATAATCTTCTACGACTGCCACGTAATCTCCGTTCGGTATTTGCACACCAATTTTCTTGAGCCAATGTACTTTATCCAGAGGTCTGCTGAGGTTATTTTTGCCCGCAGGTTCTATTTTAAAGTAGTCCACATAGTTATCAATGCCGAGACTTTGCCCATCGGTTTGACTCATATTACGTAATATTCTGGCACTTCTGACGGCTGCAATCAGAGAACTACCCCCTCGGCTATCTTCGACAGATACGTCCATTTTGGGGTTTAGTTTTCTTGTATGATGTACCAACTCGATAGAACAGTTACCTTTATCTGCCAGAGCTGATAGGGTCTTGCCTAGCATTCTAAAGTTGTCCACACTTTCTGCCGAGTTGATAACTGACGCAAGTGGATCAATAACCACTACGTCTATCTCGTTGTCTATGATTGTCTTTTGTATAGTAGATAGGAGTGCATCGTTCATTAGGCCTTCCTCTCCACTCATAAGTAGCATTTCCGTATCACGACCACTACCGACCATAAGACCAGATAAATCTTCTTGTGGTATTTCGTAATGCTGACATAAAGCTAATATACGTCTTTGCACTTCATCAAGTGGGTCTTCTGCATTGAAGTACATAGCATTGCATTTTTTCTCTGGTGCTATGCCTAATAATGCCTTACCTGTTACCATTGCCAATATCTCTGTCATAACCAAAGTACTCTTGCCGACTCCACCCGGAGCCACAGTCAATGACAAGTAATCCTTTATATAGTGATTACCATATAAGAACTGCCTTCTTGGTATAAGTAGTGGGTCTAGTGGCAGCCATCTTTTGAACATATCTTCAATGGGTGGGAGTGTATGAAAGTGTGCTTCTTGAGACTTGTTTCTATCAAGGCCTGTAAATCCTTTATTCCTTGCTCCCTCTATTGCCTTTGTAACCTCTCTGTCGGTGTCTGATTGTGAGTAGCCTTGTAAGGTTATGTCAGATAGTGCAGAATGTATTTCATGGTCTTGCCGACCCCTTGCTACTAGAGATGCAACGACACGTATCATATTGTCGTGCCAATTATCGCCAGACTTAATTCTTCTGATTGTATTCTCTATATCAAGCCGTTCTCTCGTGGTCAAATCATCTAGATTTATACGAAATTCCTGGGTAGTTTGGTATGGAAAAACTTTTTTAAGGGTCTGTATGCTCCTTATATCGCTTCGGAAATTCCTATATTCGCTTAATTCTGTTACTCTGCCGTTTATTTGCTTATTTTTACTAGGATAATTGATTGTGCCTGCAAGTCTCATAATACGGCTTGGATTGTTCACGACAGGATCACTATGGATTTTGTTTGCAATACCTCTTTGTATGCTTGTCCAAGTTTCCATGTCCCTGGTGGGTTGGTCTAGTTCATAGTATATATGACCACGTTTTGGTTTTTGACCTGTGTATACGGCAAAGTTGCCCTTGTTGTCGTTGTCCGATAATGCGTTGTAATTCTTAACTGATTCTTCTGTATCACAATCACAAAAGCAATAAAAACTGCATATGACATCTTCATCACTAGCAGCACGAGTTGTATTTGTTTTGATTGGATTGACAGTTACATAGACATTGTATTTCTCTGAGTTGTGCTTGGCTGCATACTTAATTGCATCGTCAATTTGTTGTCTGTTGAATTTTTCATAAACAGTAATACTGCCTTCATTTATACAGCGTATTTCAAAAAGTGCTTCTTGCCTTATCTCGTCCCAACGTGAAGTTAATCGTGTTAGGTGCTTTTCTATATCTCCCTCGTTGTAGTGCATCTTACCCTCTATTATGTTTGAGGGCAGTTTGCACCACCCTCAAATTGTTACTGTTAAAATTCTTCTTTTTCGTCTGTAGTTGTTTCGCCTTTGCTATCAAGTGGCAAAGGTCTCTCGACCCAATCTACGATTTCAAATAACGGCACACTCGTTTGTCCAACTTTGAACTTCATAATGTCCGTACCCTTTAACTTTATCTTGGGTAGCTTACCCGTTGCTTTACCCGCAAATTGTTCAGCAAGTCTTTTGAAACCTTCTGTAACGGCAACACCCGCTTGTCTCCATAGATATACTGACTCACCTGCCAGAACATCAATCTGTAGACCCTTCTTCCAATCCTCTCCGGGTTGTGCCTGCCAATTTGTTAAGGTCTCGTTCCATTGCCATTGGGTTGCTGATCCATCAAAGAACGACCACCCTGTCTTCATATTGTATATGTCAATGACAACACCTTCTTTCTTCATGGCAGCTAATGGTTGCTTCTCTCCATTATCATTAATATAAAAAGATGCAGGAGGTACTGCTCCGTCTTGCGTTCCTCTAGCAGTCCATGATAGAAAACCATCGATGGTGCTACCACTTTCTTTATCATTAAAATTTATCTCAAAATCAGTCATTTGTTACTCCTTGTGTTACTAATTTTATGACATTATTGTCGGTTGCTTTTTGTTTTTGCGGTTCTAATAAATACTCAAGAGCATAGATCATATCCGCGATTTCCACACGTGTTGTGGACGTTTTATTAGCCACTTGGAATATCCAATCGACTAAATCTCTAGATGTTATAAGTGTGTCTAGGTCTATATAGTATCGTGTACGTGTATTCTGCAAAGTATTGTTAGCAGAATTATGATACCAATTACCCCAAGTCTTTTTCTTTAAGACTTTTCTTTTACTTATCTTTACATCTGTATTTATAAACTCCATAACTACTCCTTTCCATTATAAAAGTTTTTTAGATGTTCCTCACCAAACCAATAAAAGTCTTGACTACCTATTGGTATTGACTTTCTTGCTTGGTCAGGGGTAAATGTGTTACAGAAATTATCAAGCTGTTTGATAAGTCCCTTCGCACCTTCCATTATGCTTACCTCGTCTCCGTCTTCTAAAAAACTTGCGTTCCTCGGTGTAACATAAAGAAATCTCACTTCATGGTTATTCATTGCCGTCTTATAGAATGCTCTTTGCAACTGATGTTCTTCAGACATATATTGTGGCATTTGATGGGTCGTTTTAAGATCAATGACTTGTCCGTTTGGAAAGACTAAATCTAAATAACCTGTGGCTGCTATGCTCCAATCATCGCCTTCGATATTATAGCCTATCTTCTTTTGTTGACCTTCATCAAACTCCGGGACACCAAAATCAACGAGGGCATCACAACTCATCTCTATCATAGGTGCTAATGATTTCATTTCTTTTTCGATCTTTGCCTTGCCCTTATCTGTCAAGAATGCTTGGCTAAAATCTGGGTACTTGTTCTCTAATTTTTTTTTGGCTTTGTGAGTAGCTTTCTTTAATGTAGATTTATTTGTCAACACTTCGACAACGGCATCTTCCACATAGATACCACGAAACATAGCAGCCGAGGGTTGTTGTGTCTTACCGAACCCATAACGACAGACAAACATACTTGGACTGTTTCTAAATAGACTTAACTTTGATGGACTGACGTTAGGATAAAACCCTTTATTCAGCTTTACCCACTTGGCTATTCCCGGTAAGTTCTTCATAAGACCTCCTCTTTTGTTTCTTTTGTTGCTGCCTTACGGCAATTAGTTCATCGTAGTAAAATGAATTTATTGATACTTGGTACTCCGTTGCTTTGATTATTCTCATCATTACTTTATAGCTTGGGATTACCCTCTCCTCATCATTGTAAGGCATACTATATCGGTACACCATTGCCCTTGTAACATTTATCTTCTTGGCAAAATCTTGTGCAGATATTTCATTTTTCTCTAAATAATCTTTTAGGTTCATATTTCTAGTCCTAAGTTAATTTTACTATTCATACGTTTCTGTACGACTTTTTCATTGTTGAAGTTTGTGTATATATCATCTGTTACTTTTGATCCGACTTTATGCCCCACCATCAACTGTAGTCTTTCGTGGTGTGCTTTAGTGTAATCGTCTCCGAAAGACTCTCTGTAAGAACACACATAGTGTCTACGAAATGCTTGGAAGGTATATCCTTGTGGATTACGTTCATATAGAAATGGATATTCGGCATGGTCTTTATACTTATCATAAGCATCTTCCCACATCTTTTTATATCTCTTACGTAAGCCACCCAGACTAAATTGTCTTCCATTACCTTTTGTAATTACATGATCCCAAGGTCTATCTTCCGTTGATTTGTTAGGCCTAAATAGTTTTTCTTCGGTTAGGCCTAATT